TGACCGTTCTAGGCATTATATAACCTCTATCAAATCAACTTCATAAGTGTATTGCTCGTAACCTCTAGCCCTTATCTCTTGAACATCATTGGCAAGTCTTACCGTAAATTGCACGTTATCGTATGTCACAACGGTATTGTCTGGCACAGCCTCTAATAACGCTGGCTGTATATTCATCACGCCAGAGCCAGAGCGGTCTGCCGTTACCATATACACCTTAGAGTGATTAGCGAACTTAATGAAATCGCCAGCCTTTAGCGTTCCTGTAATGCCGTCTATGTTGATCGTTGAATCACCAATAGAGTGCGACCCGTTAGCCCTAACCGTTCCAGACACACTGCCAAGGGCGTCATCGTGTAGCGGTAATTGAATCTGGAAGGTCTCAAGACTTCCTTGCTGGGCCATAATAAACGCCATGATTGGTTGCATCTGCGCCCTAGTCATAAGCCTATATTGAGCCGTTAGCTCCCACCTTTGAGCGCCAATGCTTCTAACCTGCACTCTCCCGCTTCTTGTCTCTGTCCTTACATTGTTGTGCCTGCTGGTTATGTTGAGGCTGGCAAACTCTGGACTGGCTGGATATGTCCCACTCATGCTAACGCCAACCTTCCTTGGTCATTAAGGGCTTCGTTTATCATCGACATAATCGCGCCTCTCCTAGAAAACAGCAGATCATCAAATCCATCTGTATCGTTAGCCTGAATGTTGAAGGTCACATTAGCCCCCATACCCTGACCTTGTGCGTGGTCTACAACCGTCTCGTTAGGATGCAAAATAGCTGGGAATCCTCCTCTACCATCTACACCTCCAGCCCTTGCGCCAAAGCCGGTAAAGCCGCCACCCTCAAAGCTCTGAGAGCGTATCTGAGCAACTTGCGCCATACCGTTAGCAACAGTCAAAGCGGCCATTGCAAAGCTAAGAGGAGGAGGGAATTTTTGAAGCGCATTAGTTGCACCCGTAAAAGTATTCATTATTGCTTGAGCGATTTGAAAGGCTTTCTGTGCCGCAAAAAACTTCTTATTAACTCTGCCCAACGCACTAAACTGATTGTTTGCCTCCGCAAGAACAGCCGTGGTTTTTTCCTTGGCCGTCATTACCTCAAATTCTTTTAGCTTTGCCGCGTTGTCTTTTTGCTCTTGGGTTCTTGTGTCTAGCTCTCCCTTCATTCCTGCGGCGTTGCTAGCAACCACTTCTGCGGTTTGCTGTGATTGCGCCTGCACTTCCTTGTACCACTCAAGTATAGAGTCGCTGGGCTTTTGAGCCGATAGAATGTCAAGAATTTGTTGCTGTGTTTCTACCGCCGCATTAACGAGGGTTTGTTGCGACTCAAGCATTGCTCGCTCAACACCTACGGGTATTTCCTCTAACCCTAGCTTTTGACCAAACACAGATCCAGCCAAAACGTTGTATTTCTCAATAAGAAAATCTATAGCACCGCCAACATCGGTAAACGCGCCAATCATGGCCGCGCCTACCATCTGAGAGACATATTTGAGCTTCATAAAGAACACTTGAATGCCAAGAAGTCCGTCTTGTAGCCCGCCGTATGCTGTGAGCAAAGCCATTACAACCCGCTGGCCTACATTGCCAGTCTCGGCCTGCTCTATAGATAACTGCCTAAAGTCTGTTGCAACGGCTGTAACTATAGGCGCAAATGCTGTCGCTAGCTGATTGCCAAGGCCGGTAAAGACCTGCTTTGCCCTAAAGATAGAATCGTTGGCCTCTTCGATCTTCGCCGCATCTACGCGACTAATGGCAAGACCTAGAACGTCAGCCTCATACGCAAGTTGTTTTAGCTCCTCGGAGCCACCTGCTAGCGTATTAACAAGCGCAACACCTTCGCTATCAAATAGCTTCATGGCTATACGCACACGGTCAGCCTGACTACCAACGCCCTTCATGGCGTCAGCGATCATGCCCATCTGCACATCAAGTGGCAACTGCTCTAGCTCTTGGGCATTTAGCCCTAACTCAAAGAGCGCCGCCTTTGCTTCCCCCGTACCCATAGCCGCCTCGGATACCCTGCGGGTCATCCTCTGAAGCGCCATGTTCATTGTTTCGGTAGATACGCCAGAAAGCTCTGCGGCATACTGCAAGCCCGCCAAGGCTTGGGTGGTTGCGCCTATCTTGTCGGCTGTCTTGGCTAGTTGATCTGCTGATCTTGCCGCGCTAATCGTTAATGCGGCAGTGGCACCAGTAGCCGCAACGCCAAATGCGGCGGCGGCTTTTGCCATCTTGCTGAGACCTGCGCCAACGCTAGCAAACGCCTTCTTGGTTCGGTCATCGGCAAAGATTTTAAGAATGATGTTTTCTGCCATTGGCCTCTCTCATATTGAACCAAGTAACCCAGCCTTGGTATTCCCTAACGTCCATCTGCATGATTTCGCCGACAGTCTTGTGCAGATGCTCCGCTAGGCAATAGCAGAATTGTAGATCGCTGTCGGCTTTTAGTTTCCCTCTATGTCATCCGCTGAAGGATCGGAGGCGTTTATCTTATTTACAATATCCGCAAGCACATCAGGGTCTACCGACTTCAAAAGCTCAGTCTTGTCCAGCTTCTTAAATAGCTGATTTCCTTCGGCATCAATCAGCCGGTAGATAATGGTAAGCACCATAGCCTCTGCCGCATTACCTTTATTGGCGCACTCCATGATCTCCCCCAGGCGTTGCAGGGAGATCGCTGGCTTAATGAAGGCTTCAGTATCCCACTCCTTAATAGAAATGGGTCTTGGCTCCTCAGATAGTTTCGCACTGTAGTGCGCCTTTGCTTTTTCGAGGATGCTCATACTGTAAGCGTCGCCTCAGTCAACGCGCCAGTTCCTTGCACTGAAATTGACGCTTCTACCATGCCATCAAATGCTCCGCTTCTGCTGAAGCCGGTAACGATACACTGGCCTTTGTAGTAAACATCACCATTTAAATCATCGCCCTCTGGATAGAAAAATACCCAAAGGTCTGATCCGACACTTAGAGCGCCCTGACCAGTGCTATCGGTCTCATCCCAGTAAACGTCCAGACTTCCTGACCAACTGGTTAGGCTTGAGCGGTATTGTCGAGACGAATTGCCCATAGTGGTTTGCTCTAGGGTATCCGCGCTTTCTTCGATGCTGTACGACCTGACGTTAGCAATAGTTACCTGAGTACCATTTTCGCTATCGCTGGTTTTTACAACGCCTTCACTTCCTGCGTGAGTAGCCATTTGTTATTCCTCCTCGGAATCTTTAGGTTCTTCAATAACTGGCTTAACCTTTTTTGCAGGCTTCTCGCCGCAGATAGTCCAGCCCATATTCTTTAAACTTTCGACTTTAGATGGGTGCGCCTTAATCTTGGCCCCATCTTTATGTTCCATTTCAACCATTACACAGTTCCTCTTGTGAAGTGGTAGATACATCTGACCGTAATTATAACCCCGCCAATCGGGTCTATACTACCGTCATCAACCTCAACGGTTACTAACTGCGTGTCTAAGGCGTAGCCGCCACGAGTCCTATCTACATCAAGGCGCTCCTCTATTTGCTCAAGCGCCTCATTCCTCGCGGTATCAATATCCTTTGACTTAACGTAACAGATAATCTGATAGTCAATGGTTCCCGATCTTCTGCCTAGCGTACCGCCAATAGTCGTATCTTCGCGGTTCTCATTACTACTGCGAACCAGAACAGCGGGAAACTGAGCATTACTGAGCTTGTCGAAGTCAAAAGGCTCTCGGGTTACGAGCTTAAACTTGTAGCCAGCAGACGATTCCGAAAGCACCGTAACGATATTATCTGCAATGCTCTCCCGTATGCTCATTACTTGAATCCTCTAAATACATATTTAGCGAAGGACTCGGCTAGCTCTTTCTCATCCTCATCAGTAAAGCCAAAGAACGGGCGAGTCTTATTAAGCATCGCGGCCTTCTTAGCCTCTGACGATCTATTGAAATAGATGGTGGCATATCGCTCATTGTGCCTGACAGCCATAGCACTCCGCATATTTCCAGACCAAGTTAAATTAACAGTCTCAGTAGCCCCTCGCTCCCTTCTCTTTAAAAGATAGTGGGGGCTATATGGCTTGAGGTTGCCTTTATACCCTTCGCCTCTGTCTAGCCTGTCCTCAATTCGGTTGATTGCCTGAAGCCCTGCCCTTTGCAATCCAAGAGGGGTGCGTTCTTTTATTAGCTTAAGCTCTTCCTCGGTAACTTTCCTAATATCGTCAGGGCTAATAACTATCTTGACGCCCTCTGCGCTAATGTTAAAACGCTTTGGCCCACCTCGCCTCATTACCGATCAAGCCTATTCAATGGCTTAGGTAGCTTTTCCTTATCCTCAACGGTGCCGTCATCATTGGCGTCATACTCTACGCCGTCAGCAAATACCGCCTCAAGCTCCTCGCCATATCGCGCCTTATAAAACGTAATCATCTCAAGGAAGCGGTCATTATCAACCCAATTGGTGAGCTTAGGTAGCGCGTACTTCCACAGCACCAGATAGGCATTAGCCTTAGTCCACTGGGAGTCCGTCAGTAGGCTTGAGTCCATCTCGCCAGAGATGTTATTTCGATGCCACCACTTGTTGCGGATTTCGCGCTCTAACTCGGCCTGTGCCTTGGCGTGTTCATCAATAAAGTTATCAATCCCAAAGTCCAGAATGTCAGGGATGATCTCTTGCAAATTCCAATCAGTAGAAAACGCCATACGTCACCATTTAACCTTTGCCGCCCAATAGATCGCGTCAAATATCGTTGCGCCTTTTAAACTGTCAGCGTGTCGCGCATACCACGCTTTTCTTCTGCCTGCGTCTGCATCGCTCTCTCCATCTCTAGGAGGATACGTTTTAGCGCCTTGCGAGCCAAACCTTACCAGCTTAATCATGTCGCCTTTCTTGGCCAAAACTGCATGACTCTTAGATGGATGGCGAGGGGTTCTTTTAGGGACGTTGTAGTCCTCAAACCGCTCACCTCTGTAAACTATTGCCATACGCTTTACCAGAAAGGAAAGCGCCCCCGAAAGGGCGCGTATTGCCTTAGAGAGCGGCGTCAAAGAACATCTCACAGCCATAGCTGTCGTCAAGCTCACCAACACCGTAAACGGCAGTAGCGTTAAGCTCGAAGGCTCGCAGTGATGCGTTACGCTCAACTTCAATGTTGAAATCACGCTTCATTGCCATAGCCAGAGCTTCGGGTGCGAATACAGCGCCCTTAGCATCGCCATTAGCGTCGATGGTGACGTTCGCAGACTCGTAGATGTTGATGCCAGCGATAGAGCCAAC